ACCTTGACCAACAGATATTTTTAAAGAAGGTTTGACATTATTTACATCACTATTAAACCAAATTGATTGACCAAATCTACCTTGAATAACCATGTCTCCAGGTTCTGCGAGTATTTTCCTATTATATTTTAGCAAACTTGGCATTACATCGTCATAGTATCTATTAACTACCTTGTTAGAATATATACTACCATTTACATTTAGGGGATTACTATAGTATAACTGACCGTTATAATCTGCAACATTTACCAACTCACCTACTATTGGATATTGTACGATATGAGGTGATAGAGGTTTTATAAATTCATCTAATACTTGATCTCTATTCTTTTGACTGTGAATCAATCTTACTCTTATACAGCCTATTAATTCATATCTCTTTCTACCCGTTTCTCTATTTACAGGAAATCCTACTTCATCTGGATTTAAAAAGATTCTTGTTACTTCTGCAGGTTCTATTTCGTAGAATTCTTCGTTAGTTGTGTATTCTCTTATTAGATCTTTTGCTTGATTCTTATTGATAAAGCCAGTATCGGTACGATTACTAACTATAAAACTAGTATTTTTTCTATATCCTGGTCTCATTTTATTCCTCTAGACTACTTGAGGAAATTTTATCGGAATGTTTTTGAACATCACTAGCAACATCTTCAACTGCAGCCATAAGTTGTTCTTTTTCAGATTCACTTAGACCGAATTCTTCTTCACTACCACCTTTTGATTCAGTAGCAATTAGACGTTGTACTATTGCAGCAATTTTAACTAACTGTTCGTCATTTTTTACATTTATTTCTAAATATTCCTTTAACATAGGAATAATTTGAACTGCAGTATCACCATCTTTAATAAAACCCACAACCTCTTTCATAAGAACTTCTAATTGTTCTTTATTTCTAGTGGTATTATCGTAGATATCTTTAAATAAGTTAGATAGTGATTTTCCTTTAAATATTTCGTAATCATTAGCCATTGGATTTCTCTTTATATTACATGGATTCTCACATATATAAATATATCCAATGACTAATTTTTACAAAAAATTATCTCACAAGTGAACCTGTATAAGATAAATCTACTGCACCATCCCTTTCAAACTCTGTAATCAATCTTTTGTTATACTTTTTCATTACGTTTACTATTCTAGTGATGTGTTGTGTGTTAGCACCTGTCATTTCTCGGATGAGAATGTAAAGTGCTTTTTTGTTGAAGTTTTCGATATTCTCTTTCATTCTAAACATATGTAATACAGAGTCGGCTATCTTAATATCTTTCTCTCTTCTAAATACTGCAGGTAAGTTATGTTCCCAAAATCTAATTAGTTCACTTACAAACAAATTGTTAACTTCGTCTCTATCTCTACCACTAACCTCTCCCACAATATTTCTTTTATAGTCTAATACATCTATTTTATGGTGTATTTTACCCATCTTGTAGTTCTTGTTGTTATTAAGAATCAAATAGTTTTTTGCAACGATACTAAAGTAAGAAAATGCTTTACCCTTACCTTCAGTAAACTTATGTATATTCATAACAAGAAAAGACACTACTTCGTTTTTAACCTCTTCTGAACTTGAGTCGAAGTAGTAAAACTTGAAGGTATGTATTATGTTTTCTGCTAACTTGTCAAATGCACTTCTTATATGTTCATTATATATTTTATTTCGTAAAATAGGATCATCACTTTTGTTGTAACGAATTATCGCCTTTTCAGTTCCTTCGTGAAAGTAATAGTTTTTCTTTTTCTTTCTTCTCTTACGAGTTTTCTTTATTGCTGAACCTGATACTTGTGTTGATGGCATTATTGTTCTTCTCCTTTGAACTTATCTAGTTGTTTAATTATGTTTTTAATTTCTTGAAATATCACACCCACTTCATCATCTGCTTCAAATGAACCTCTGTAATCTGCTTGATTTAAATCAAACTGAATTTTTTCTATAGTCTTTATAAAATCCTCAACCCAACTTTCTAACATTTCTTGTTTTGTGTTTAAGTTCCATATTACATAACAAGAAGTTAAAAATAAAGTTGATACTACTACAAAACCTATTTCTAAGATCATTACTTATCTCCAAAAAGTTCGTCAAAAAGATCTTGTGATTTTGAACTTAACTTAGGCGAAACTTCTTTTATCTCTACCTTTGGCTCTACTGCTTTTTTTATATTGGTAGTTAGATTAGTGTTATACTCTTCGTCCGATCTTTTCCATTCATCCGACTCTATGTAAGTTGCCATCATATCTGCCTGGTGTAATACCCTTGCTATGTGACTTCTCAAGCCCGTCTCTGGTAGAAAGGTTTTTAAATATTTTTCATTACCATCTTCATACAATCCATCTGTTAGTTTTAAACCTAAGTATTCATTTACACTCATGTTAATTCCAAAGTGCTGTAACAAGAAAAGTGCTCTATCAGTAACGGTCATAAAAACTAGATCAGGATTATGATTATATATCTTACCTTGATTTTTTCTATGCCATTCTGATTCATTTATCACATAGTAGTCATGTTCTAAATCACCTACCTTTCCTAGATCATGGTGTAATGCTGCAAACACTAGTTCTTCATTTGAAAAATTTATTTCAGCACCGTTCTTAAGCCAAATATCTCTTACTTGTTGTGAAAAGTCTACAATGTGTAAGACGTGTTCTACGTAACCACCGACCATGGCATTATGATAATGTTCCTTAGCACTTGCAGGTGCTAGTATCATTCTATCTTCAAAATAGTCATACATCTTATTTAGCTTTTCTAATCTTGTTCCCTCAAAAGTATCATTGATAATACCCCTAAGTTTAGACCAATTATCTTGTATTTGTTTTTCAGTAAGCTTTTTCATAATGTTTGTAAATCTCCAATTTCAATTACTTTAATTTACGAAAAAAATCTACACTTGTCAAGTGTTTTTTTTAATTTATTGATTTTAAGTAAGAACCACCTATATTCCAAAATAGAGTCTCACCTTTAAGTTTTTTTATATTTTTTTCTAACCAGTACCATTGTTTTTTATCCCAAAATTCGTTACAATCAAAAGGAACTTCATAATCAATCATCATATCATCGAATGCAAAAGGTGAAGTCTCAAGTAGAATATTATTCTGATCTCCTGCATTATTTTCGTTTAGAATCTTTTTAGTAGAAGAAATTCTACTCATAGTTATAGAATACACCTTTCTACTGCTTTTGTCATACTTCCACCAATCATCTTTGTAGACTAAAAAACTTTTAATCAAACCAGATGCAGTTACTCCACTTCCCATACTAACTATTAGATTATCATAATGTTTACCTTCTAAAACTTTCTTCATTCTATCACCCATATAATTTATGTATGCAGGGTGGTTAAATGCATATGGTAATTTTTGCCAATTGTTTTCTTTTATCTGTGTTCCTAACTTATTCAGCATTATAGACATAACATTTGGTCTCATAGGATGTAAAGAACCACCATTAGATAAAACTCTTTCCAAGAGAACTTGAGGAAACTTATCTGTTTTTGGGTATGCAGAAATAAACTTTATTCCATATTCTTTACAAAGTCCACTTAAAACCCAACCAGTCCAACTACCGTAGACAGATAAATGAACTAGAGGTTTTGATTTGTCAATGTAATTACTTTCTAATATTTTTCTTATACCACCTATCTTTGACCATCTAGGATAATTAATACCATCACCAACTAAATCGTCTCTTTTAACATCTACATTTACGCCATTAAGTTTGTAAGTCTCTATAGGAGTATTCACTAAACCCACCTATAAACTCCGGTTTCAGTTCCTATCAATTTATCTCTCATTCCTCTGTGTTTGAAACCAAATATTCTTTCAAAATTATCACCGATACAATGAAACAATTTTTTTCTATTTCTAAAATTTAGTTCGGTATCACTTAATATTAAATCTTCAACGTAGGTTTTAAAATTAGTTCCTTTTTGAAAAGCTCTTTTTTCTTGATCACATACCTCATCTGGTAAGTAACCACGAAATGCTTCAGCAAGTGGTTTTTTCCATTGATTACCACTATTATCTAGAACCTTTTGTGTTAGATTTGTAGTGTAATCTAAAAACTCTAAGTCAAAAAAAGGACATCTTAATTCAATTGTTCCATAATTCATGAAAATATTATTACCACGAAGTAAATTACCGTAATATTGTTTTTCAAATAACTTTTTTCTTACATCACTCCAATCTGGCTTTTTACTAAACATTCTAAAAGTACCATAAGATCCATATGACTCATCAGAACCTTCACCACTAAAAGCAACTTTTACACCATCTAATGCCATCCTTTCTGCAACGTAACTTTGTAAAATACCAACTTCCATTTGAACAGTAGATGGATATTCTATAACTTTGATAACTTCTAGAAACTTTCTTTTTATTTCATCTTCATCTCTAGGTATTTCTACTTCTACCAGAGGTACTTTAATATGATCTGCAACCATTCTTGCAAACATTAAATCTCTAGATTCCTCGTCAAATTTTACAGTATAAGAAACAATATCTGGTATCTTGGTACTTAACAAGTAAGTTATTACACTTGAATCTATACCACCGCTAAGACAGGTTGCAATTTTTACATCACTTAGTAATCTTTTTTCTACTGCAGTATCTAGCAACTCATATGTTTTTTTGTTTACTTGATCTTGATCGAAATCTTTTTTTACAAAGGGTGTCCACGTAAAGTAGTAGTCATTTTCAATGTTTACTTTTCCGTTAGTAGTGTTTATTTTTACTACAGAGTTTTTAGGTACGAACTTACACTCAGCACGAGGTAGTATTTTTAGTATTGATTTCATTTCAGATGCTATTAAAATGTTCGTGTCATTGTTGTAAATATACAATGGAATCTTACCAACCCAATCTCTTGATAAAATTAGTTCATTACTGGTCTTATCATGTAGTACGAAACTAAACATACCCTCTAATCTTTTTAGTTCATTTTCTTTGTACAAATATAAAATTATTTCCGAATCACTACTACTAAAAAATTTGTATCCTTTCTTTTCATATTCTTTTCTTAGCTGTGGATAATTCCATATTTCACCGTTAACCACTAGTGCATAATCTTTCCATATAAAGGGTTGATTTCCATCACTACTTACATCATTTATACTTAACCTATTGTGACCTAAGTGAACATTTTTGTTTTCGTAAATACTTCTATTGTCTTTACCACGGTGTTCTATCTCTTGTAGCATTTTCTCTACTACTTCTTCATTGTGATTTAGAGTACTAACTATTCCACACATTTAGTAACTCCCTAACGTTTTTCTTTTCATTATTCATATCACCTAGATGAACAGAACCACCTATTGTCGTAATTCTTTTTAGTTTTAGATCTGCCTGTTCACATAAAAACTTACCCATTTCACAAAGAGAAACCCAATCAGCATAACCACTTTTACTAATTCTCATACTTCTAAAAAATGCAGTTAGGTATAAACCTTCAACTCTTGGTTTCAAATCAACGGACAGTAAACATGGCATTCCAGCCATTGTTTTTCTACCATCCGATTTAGGATCATACACACTCATTGCAATAGTTTTTGAATTTTTGTGTTCTTTTAGTCTTTTAATGGTTTGTTCAACTTGGTTGAAATTATCATTCCAATTAATCATCCTACCCCAATAAGTTTTGTTCCACTTTACATTACTTTGATTTTGTGTATATCTCAAACCCTCTATAAAAGGGTGTTCTTCTGGTTTTACAAAAGTTACTGATCCTGCGTAATCTATTCTTTCATTACCAAATATTTCTCTAAACAGATTATCAAATGAAGTATCAACATTGAAATTATTTTCTATTTCAACTGCCATGTTGATACTTTCGTTCATTACATTTTTGTTACCACTTTCTAAAAGATACTGATGTGATTTTACCCAAGCATCTGTTGGTGAGTTTGCTTTTATTACTATCATTTTTTGTAGAATACGAATATTGGTTCATACTTGTAAACTTCACCACCACGACTCAGAGGATGTGATTTTACAGTAACAGAGTTTTTTATTTTAGATGTATCTATTCCTATCATTCTTGTCATTAGCATCTTATATACACCTCTATATTCACCACCCAAACCTTCTATTATATCAATTGAGTCTTGTTCAAGTGGAATGTATTTGTTGTCTCCGATTTTGATATCTGCAATGTTCCAGCAGATGTATCTATCGTTTCGTAGAAACGAAAAACAAGTTTCTAGAGTTGGTCGTAAAAAGTTGTCTCTCCAATCTTCGTAAGCGGAGAACTTTTTGAATGATTGATTTTCATCTTGTGAGTATTGTTCACGGTTGAAGTAAGGTGGAGATGTGAAAACGAAATCTAGTTTGTTTTTATATAAACGAAATTTTTCATTTTCACCGATAACCTCGCTTCCATCTCTAAAAACTTCGTAAGTATTGGGTTCATTATGTCCCCAAAACGGATTACTTTGAAAGCAATGAGTATTGTAGAAATCTGCTACATTCTCATAACGCCCAATATTATCAGGATTAGGGTCGGTTCCTACGTAATGCAAGTTTCTATCAGAACACATCGCCCCAAGTATCCTACCACCCCAACCACTGCTAGGATCGTATACCGTGATCTTCTCATCTTTTATGTGTTCTGTAAAATGTTCATATAAGAACTTTGCCGTAAGTGGTGGAAAGTTTACTGCAGGTTGTCCCAACCCTAATCTGAATATTTGTAATGCTGGTGGAAATATACGTTGTTTCTTATTGTATAGTCTAACATAATACCAGTAATATCTTTTATCTCCATTCTTTAGTTTTTTATACGCATGTACATCACCCATTATTGTTTTTAGATTTTTATCATAATCTAAATGTTTACTACCTAAGTATTTTACAATTTGATTTGCATTTAGAACTAAATACTTTGTATCATCTACTGGTTCTTTGTTTAACATTTTTACAACCGTTATACCGTACTTTTCATGGTTATTGTAGTGAGTGAAGAAATCTTCAGTACTCATACCCATTTCTTTCTTCTTAACCGACTTACCAAAACTATACATTGAGTCTCTAAAAAGACCTCTGATCATTGCTTTTTTAAAATCTTCCAATAAGTGATCTTCTTTAAACATATCATATATAGATGTAGCACCTTCACTACTACTGCCTGTACTAATTTTAGTTTTCAACATAGTTGGAAAGAATTGATTCACACCACTTGCAAACTTGTTAAAGTTTTTTATAACTTTTTGTTCTTCTATGAAGAATGACTTTACATCATAACCAAACAACTTTTTCCAATTTGATATCATCTCTTTTTCATTTTGACCAATAACAGGTGGTTGTCCGTTTTCATCCCATTGTTTGATAACGTAAGTGCGTAGGTTGATAATCCACTTATCAAGTTCACTACTAGATTTTTCTAAAAGTTCACCATAAGTGATATTTATTGGATTGTCTTTGTCTGTAATATTAGATCTACTATAAAACTTATTCATTTACTATTATAAATATAACCTTTAAATGCCAAATACATTTTTTTATTTTAAATTTTGCCTTTCGTTAAATTCACGTAATCTTTGCATATCACCTTTAGTTTTTTCTTTGTGACATTTACGACAAAGAGTTTGTAAATTTTTTTCCTCCCAATATGACCAATCAACTTCATGAGGTTGTTTATACTTTTGCTCGTAAAGTGGTCTAATATGATCTACGTGAAATCTAGGATCATATTCTCCACATTGAGCACATTCACAATAATCACGTTGTCTAATGTGTTTTCTAATATGTTTAGAATTGTAGTACATCAGATACTCTTCACTACAACGTGGATGCCAACTGGCTCTCATATTACGTCTACCGTACTCATCATTTATAATACTATCGCACCACCTGCAGTGTCCTTTTTCTTTTACATCATAGTAAGAGTCTGGTTTTGGTGGAAACCTAAAATCGTTTTCAAAAGTTTGTTCGTCAAACTTTCTAGACTTTATTGCAAAAGTTCTTTTTATTCTTCCCATGTAACCTTCATTGTTTCTACTACTGTTGAGGTAATATTAATCCATTCTGTATAGCAACAGATATAGCTTTTAATTGAGTATCTACCAAAGCAGCTGATGCTGGAAATGTAGGTGATGGTGCACCTAAAGTTGCTACTGATTGTGTCGTAGTAGCTACTATCGTTGCATTCACAGTAACTATCTGAGCTAAAATAGCGCCAGTTATATTTAATCCTATTTTAAATGGTGGTGCTGTTGTTGCTCCAATAGGAATTAGTGCAGTTTGTATAGTAGTAACTGATGTTGTAGCAGATGCTAATGCAGTAACAGCTGGTGCTATTGCTCCACCGTAAGTAGACAATGCTGCTGTAGCAGTAACATTTATTGTTATTGCTGAATCAACAAAACCTTTTGCTGCTATTGCTGGTGCTAAAAGTACTGACATTCTATTCCTATATTAATTTTGTGGAGCTGGTGGGAGTCGAACCCACGTCCAAGTCGTTTTCTCTATTAAGTCATTCACAGCTTAGTCAAGTTCCAAATTCGGTAGTCACTTGCAACCCACCATGACCAATTTACTCAGATTGATTAACTGACAAGTTCGTTTTACTTCACACTTGCAGAAGAAGTCTGTTCAACTTATTTTATGACCGAGTGTTGAACAACTCAGTATCTTACGCAGCGTATGAGTAAGATGGTTGATGATCTCCGATTGGAACATTCATAGCTGGGTAGTCAAACTCAGCTAAATGCCAATCAATCACCAACCCGTCTAGCGATTCATCGCCAATTAGGTTAGTGGGTCTTTTGTCACGAGATATTGACCCAATCTCTGCTGCACTTAATTGTCAAATAACACCTGTCGATACCAATTTCAGCCCCATATTTTAAATTTCCCAACCTTCACTCCATTGATCAATCTCTTCATCATCAAATGATTCGTACTCTTCAATGTAACTAATTATTTCTTTTACCAAATCCCAATCTTCTTCGTCTCTAGCCTCTTTTAATTTCTTTACTACAAAATCTAAGTTTAACATAAGTATCTCCGATTATTCGGAAATAAATAGTTTATTTTTGTAAATTCATTTGTTTTGGACTTAGAAAAGTTACTAATGCTGATAGTCCAAATGCTTCTAAAATATTTATTGTTGGTAATCCAAATATGTTTGGTACTAACCAATTCCATAACAAACATAATGGAATACTAAGAATCATACCAACAACTAAAAATGCACCTAGTGCCATTAGTCCTAGTTTTATAGTTTCCCAATAAATGTTGAACAAATTCATTGTATTCTCCACCCTTCATTTAATAAGTTTTGTACTTTTTTGTACTTCAATACCTTTACTGCATCACCTTTTTTAATCGTAACAAGTTCATTACGACCAATCTTTTTGTCTACTTTAACTGTAGTATTTATTCTTCTTTCCATAATTCTAATACCATTTAAGTGATCAATTTCGTGTTGTATACAAACAGATTCCAATATTCTATTTTCTTGGTCCTGTTTCATATTACCTTTATCCCAAACACTTTTACCTTCTGAGTTTTCGGCAGCACCGCTGAAATACCAATTACTTTCAGATTGGGCAGTTTTAATTTCTATATCCCTATACCTTTGTGTGGGTACTCCCTTGCCAGGGTAAGATAGGCAACCTTCATAATAATCAATCGGATTTTCCTTTGATATAATCTTCGGATTGATGAGTACCAAAGGTTCACGAACATTGACAACGGCCACTTGTGCATCAATTCCCACTTGATTAGCTGCCAACCCAATACCGTCCCCTCTTTTGTTAAGTATCTGAAATAATTTTTCTGCAATAACCAATCCCTCTTCAACGGACACCTCTCTTAGTTTTTTTTGTATTAATGGATTTTTTTCTTTGAAACAATTAATTATCATTATCCTTCCAATTTTAAAAAAATTTATTTATTTTTGGTTCTACTACTTTGGAAATTCCAATTATATGTTCTAGCAATTCATTACAAAGACCATCGTTAGAATAACCTGTAATCAAACCACTATCTACCAACTTATCTAATACTGACCAGTACTTAGATTGTAAACCGTGATAAATAAGGTGTATTTCACAATCAGGAAACTTGTTTTTAAAACATTGAGCTTTTATAGCTATATCAGTAGCATCTTTATGTGAACAGCCTGTAGATTTTGAGTCTATGAAAACAGGAACTACTTTATCATCTTCTTCTTTTTCAAATACGAAATCCAAGTGAACTGATTTATCTAATTTGGAAAGTAGTGAATCCTTTAAATCAGAAAAATTTGCAGTATACTTTTTACCCATTGTACTGTTCCTATACTTACCATCAATACTCCAACCGTTATTTTTTTCTACAAATTCTCTAAGTTTGTTTTCGTTTTCTGCACCAAGTGCACTTTCTTGTTTGAATGCATGATTATCCATTTTTTCTCCTATAACCTAATGTTTGATCGACATCTATATCAGTAAGATACTTTATAAATCTACCGCAATCTTTACAGAATATTGGAGTAACTGATATAACATTTGAATACGTTCTTAGATGTTCTTCAATGTGTTCTTCTATCAATTTCCAATCCTCTTTATTACCTTTCATCATATGATTACCATCTTTAAGTTGATTGCAACATTTTGTGTATACTTCTTGATCATCATACTTTGGATTTTTCTTCTTTTCAAAGTATGTCCTATCTAATGGTTTATTATAACTTGTCATCTAATCTCCATATTTGTGATTTAGAAAGTCTTTTTGTTTCTTAATTGCCTTTTTAAGAGCAGCCTTTTTTTCTTTATCTCTAGCAATAAGTATCTCTTCTTTTGTCCTTCTCTTAGTTTTTTTCTTAGGTGTAACTTTAGTGGGTGGTAAAGTACCTTTTAACTTAGGCTGTTCTACACCTTTATGAAATACTGTTCCATCTTTATCAACAAACTCACTCATGAAGTGCCAACCCGCTGGTCTACCTGTTGGTACATAGGTTGGTTTTGTAGTCTCAGGAAACTTTTTATTAAGTATACCTAACAATGCTCTACTACCAACTACAGATTTTGTTTCTATACTAACATTTGCAACAGGTTCACCTGTAATTCTACAATCCATATATG